ATGGCAAGACGGGTCTCGAAACGCGATCCAGACCGGTATCTGCTGAAGCGTGGGGGCTTTTATTCTTATAGCCGGCGCGTGCCCGGCGAGGTCGCAAAGCTCGATTCGCGGGCGCCAATGATCCGAAAAGCACTTTCAACGGATGATCTCGCTCAGGCGCGGGCACAGCGCGATCTCCTCGAAAAAGCGGACGATGAATTCTGGGCAAAACTGATCCTCGCGGAGTCAGGCGATCATACCGCCCTGCTAAAGCAAGCACAGGCCGCGGCATCGGCTCTGGGGCTGACCTACAGGCACGCCAGCGCCATATTAGGGGCAGAGACGGGCGATGCCATCCTAACGCGCATGAGAGCCTTCTCTGTGGCTCCGGTGGCTTCCTTGGAGGCGTCCGCGGCTATGGGTACGATCCAACCTCCAGCCGCAACAGTGTCGAAGGCGCTGAAGGTGTATTTTGAAGAGATCGCGGCCGATGAGGTTCTAACCAAATCTGCGAACCAGCGAAGGCACTGGGAAGCCGTCAAACGGCGTGCGGCCGACAGTTTCATCGCGGAGGTAGGCGATAAACCGCTTGACGAGATTACCCGCGATGATGCTCGCAGGTTTTATGACTTTTGGCGCCGGCGTATTGCGCCGACCGCCGGGAGGCCATCGCACAGCGCGAATTCAGGCAATCGCGATATCGGCAACTTGCGTGTTCTGTTCTCAAGCTACATGAAGCATGTGGGCCACAACGACCTAAAGAATCCATTTGAAGGTCTTTCATTCCGGGATCGGGGAAAACGCACCAGGCCACCCTTCAAAGTCGAATGGATCAAAAGCAAGATCCTCACCCCCGGCGCCCTTGCCAATCTCAATGATGAAGCTCGGGGCATTCTGCTTGCCCTCATCGAAACCGGATGTCGGCCGTCTGAATTGTGCAACCTGACACCTGACCGCATTGTCTTGGATGATCGTGTTCCTCATATTGACATCCGCGCTGTGGCCGATCCGGAATCGCCACGCGAGATCAAAACTAAGTCTTCAACCCGCCGAATCCCGCTGGTTGGCGTTGCGCTCGAGGTATTCAAGAAGCACAAAATAGGCTTCCCGCGTTACAAGGACAAAGAAGATTCATTGAGCGCCGCGCTGAACAAGTTCATGCGCGAGAATGAACTTCTGCCGTCGAAGGATCATACAGTCTATTCGCTGCGTCATGCCTTCGAAGATCGTATGAAGGTAGCCGGTCTGGATACAGAACTTCGCATGATAATCATGGGTCACGCAAGCGACCGGCCGTCATATGGGGAGGGCGGTTCTCTCCAATGGCGAAGGGACGAGTTACTGAAGATCGTTTTGCCGTTCGAACCCGCTATCGTCTAACTTGCCTTTACATTTTCATACATTATATCAAGCATTGCTCTCTATGGGAGAAAGGCATTCTCAGAAGTTTCGAGGGTGCGCGGTCCAGGCCTCAAGCACGGTGCGTTGAGTGTCCTTAACTCCGTTGGTCCAAAATGGCGATCAACCCCATTGGCCTCAAAGATAACGCGCGCCGACGTTTCGGCCCACACTGATCCATTTCTCTCAACCAAGGAAATCTGCCAAGAGTACGGCATCTCGCGACAGTCAATCTACGACTGGATCGCGCGTGGCCTATTGCCCAAAGGGGAGCGCATTGGCGTTAGGGCCGTCCGCTGGCGCAGGTCTACGCTTGACGAGGCTCGGTCCCGCCTTAACGCTGGCCGGAACACTCAGATCGGCGGAGAGATCTGATGCCAGATCTGCCCCATCATGTCACTCTTGAAGAGATTGAATCCTTTCTCGACCGAACCGCACTAGAAATCACCGAAGCCGGGGCGGATTGCCTCCTGCCAATTTTCGAGTGGCTCGAGCATCAACTCGAAGCGAAGAAGCAGCGCCAGACGACTATGGACGCCATCAGGCGGCGTGTCGCCAAGAAGATGGAGGCGCGCGCATGAGCGATCCCATCACCACTGCAGCCAAATGGCTTGCGGCTCAGCAGGAACCTCCGCAGCCGATCATCCTGATTCTGCGGGACCGGTTCTCCCTAACGGGATCGCAAGCCGCGGTGGCGTGCACGAAAGCGAATGAGTATCGCAAAGAAAAAGCCGGCCGATCGTGCGAAGATCGTGCCGGCCACTAATTGGAAACTTCAATGAACATAGATAGAAACTTCGAAAAAAGCAAGTCAATAAGTCTACCTTACAATACGTTTACATGGATAAACGCTATCCAGGCCAGCGATGCTAGAACAAAAGCGCGTGCTCTTAGCCTAGCTATCGCGTTGTTTCGTCTTGCAGACATAGGAACGTGCAGAACATGGGCCGGGGTTGCTACATTGATGCAAGAGTCTCGCATTCTGGATAGGGACAACTTTAACAAGGCGCGTCGGGATCTCGAGTCCATCGGCGCTCTTCACGTACATCCAATCCACACGTTGCCGGAGGTCGATCGGCTGAAGGCGCTCGCCAAAGATCCGCGCGGGAAATGGTACCAACTCGATATTGAGTGGGCTATCCTCGTCCTGGCAAATGAGGAAAAAACAAGGTCAAATCAACCTTGTCAAAACGTTGCCGATAGCGCGCCTCACAAGGTCGATTCAACCTTGAGAACAAGGTCAAACCGACCTGATGAACAAGGTCAAAACGACCTTGAGAATAAGGTCAAAACGACCCCCCTTATCTCTAAGGGATCTCCCATTGATCTCCTAGATGATCTCCTAGACACCGTCGTGCCTTGTAGCACGGCCGATGATGCGCTCCGCGCTTCTCCGCTTCGCTCCGAATCTTCCTCCCTTCGGTGGGAAGCATCGGCCTATGTTGTAGATCCACCACCGACCGAAGGTGAAAATGTGCAGATGAAGGAAGGAGAGGTAGACCCGGACGACGTTCCGATACCGCTCCCGCATCTTTACGACGAGCGATCCAAATTCGTGAAGGCGATCACGGGCGGTCGGAACAGTGATGCCTTAGGGCTGATCCTGGCCAAGTGGCAAGAGGACCGATTCATCACCAGACGCACCGCGCAATCGATCTTCGAAGATTGCGAAGCCAGGAGGAAGGTATCGTGAGGCAGGACATCAACCAGCTCGATCTATTCGCATGGGCGGAAGGCCGGCCGTCTGCTGTCATCCTTGATGCGAGACCACAGATCGAACGGCGGATCATGGCTTACATGGTCAGCATGGCCATGACAGGTAATTTTCCCGACAGGGAAGCCCGGGCTCAGGTCCTGACGTTCGGCCGTGACCGCGGGGCTGCATGATGTCCCGCTTTTAGGAAGAATACCCTCAAGCCGACGAAATTCGTCGGTTTGCCGTCAGGCGAGAAACCCAAAACAGTTTGGGATTTGAACGCATCGGCCCTCTATGAGCTCGCCGCACCTTCCACGCCGCAGCCAATCTGAGATGCTGCTGAAAATTCGGCGGGGTATCATTGCTGGAAACGAGACCTACACAATCTGCAGACGATGGCGGCTGGATTTTCAGCTCGTGCAGGGTTCCGACGAAATTCGTCGCGACCCTCAATAGTACTGAGGGTAACCACTTGAAATCACTTAACGCAAATTTGCGTCCGGCCGAATATCCTCAGATTTCAGGAGATCTGCATCCTCCCGGATTGATTGCGGCGTGGAAGGTGCGGCGAGCTCATAGAGGGCCGTGGCGTTCAAACCCAACACGATGTTGGATTTGCCCGCGTAAGTGTCCGCCACTTGCATAAGGCGTCTTGCTGATTGCTCGTGCATCTCAAACTCTGCTGCGATCCACAGCGTGAAGCGCAGGAAGTAGCAAGACGTCCGCTCGACAACCATGTCGCGATCTGATTGACTGCCTCATCGGATTGGAGGCAATCATGAAAATTGGGTTTTGGCTCGCAGCATTGCTAGCGCTGAATAGTGGCTGCACGACTGTGGAGAGCCAGTTGCCAGCGCCTCCAACAACTACCAAGCGGGCGCTCACAGCGGAGGAAATATCCATCGTGCAACAGGGTGTTCGCCGGTCTTTGAAGGATCCTCACAGCGCGATATTCGGATCCATGACAGCGGCCAAGGTGGACAAAAATTCTTCATGGGTTTGTGGGGTAGTAAATGCAAAGAACAACTTTGGCGGCTATACAGGCAACAAGCCTTTCATGGGGCAACTAGCCCATATTCCCGCCGGCGATAAGGCGATACGAGACTTCAGTGTCGTTAGTATGGGCGGGACGGACAGCGCGACGTATGCCGCGATTGAGATGTGCCGGCGCTACGGGGTGATTTAGAGGATCGACCTGTTGAAAATGGCACTTTGAAGCGTGCAACGGTTTGGCGCCGAGACGCGCACAAAACGTGAGTCAACAAAAATTAAGTTCGCCATGTTGGAGAGCGTCGATTTCCCAATGCCTGTCTGACAATTCCGGCAACAGCGTATTGAGTCAACAAAAATTAAGTGCGGAGCCTTTGTTGACCCTTTCAGATTTTTCGACTCAGATGATCCTCGAATCTGATGGTTCCCACAGAGACCGAATCAAGTGGCCCGATTTCTTTCACGAGCTGATCTGCGTGCCCACGACTGCCGAACTCTGGATCGGCCGGGCTCACTCAATGCGAGAGCAAGCGAACCCCGGCATGCCCGGGCGCGGTGAGATTCGTGGGACGGCGCGCCTGCTTTCTCTGCTGGCAGCGGCGCGCAGTTGGTGGTGGATAACCGCAACCGTGGGAGGAGGATACTCGCTTTTTCTGAGAATCATGATCTGATCTACCGGTGTCGGGGGACTGATCATGAGCCAAGAGAACGAGCCGCAACTGCCTGCAACATGGACCGACATAATCAAGTCGATTGCGGAGGGCGGAGTGCCCCAAATTTTAGCGGGTCCCGCCGGTAAGGCCATCAGCCGCTTGATTGCGGGCGCTACGGACATCCCCGCTGCCTGGCTTGAGCAGAAGGCCCAGGCGATCAAAGATCAGACCGAGGCGAGAAAAACTATCATGCAGGCAATTGCAAAGGCATCCGCAAATGCGGCGGTCGCCGATCCAGAACTGCTTGATCGAGCGCTTGAGCGTCATGTTGCGGAACTCTACAAGAAGCAGGAAAACCGTGAGGATGTCGCAAGGAGAACCGTGGAGCAGCTTGCCACGGAGCCTAACCAGGCGAACATGAGTGACGGGCCGTCCGATGAATGGATGGATGTCTTCGAGCGTGATGCTGCTAATGCAAACAGCGGGCGCCTTCGCGATCTGTACTCGCGGTTGCTCGCCGGGGAGATCAGGAAACCAGGAGCGTTTTGCCTATCTACGCTGCGCTTGGTCACGATCCTAGACACCAATCTCGCCTCATTGTTCGAGCGAATTACGCCGTTCGTTGTTGATTCCAAGTACCTTATTAAGGAACTTGTAGATCCCGTGTTAACTTACGATCAAGTGTTGGAACTAGAAGCTGCTGGGATATTAATAACCGGAGGTGGGATGCTGCAGATGCAGAAGCAAGTCACCGCCGAAGGAAACATCATCTTGAATTTCCAAGAACTTTCTATTGTTGCCCACATAGCTAAGCCTAATGGGGGCTCTGTGCACGCTCTTCCCGCTTTCGCTCTCACTCGCGCCGGAGCTGAGCTAAGCACGCTGTCTTCCACGCTCCCCGACTACCAGGGGATCATAGATTATGTCTGGGACCGTAAAGGGGACAACGTGAGGATTGGCCGCCAAACCATTGTCGGAGGCCAGAAGATGATAACAGACGTGCGGCCAGCGCCAAGATCAAGCTGAACATCCTCGCCGCATCGCGCCAAGAACCCGATTGAACGGGACAACAATACCAGCCGCGGGACCACATTGGCGTGGTCGCAGCGAGAATGCTGCCCTAATCGAGTGCTTCGGAAATTCCGAATAACTGAAACGCGGGCTTCTTCAGGGTGAGGCAACAGCCTTCCAAGCAGCCAAGGCCGGTTCGATTCCGGCAGTCCGCTCCATATGGAACGCCTTCTGATGGTATACCTCAGAAGTAGTAGTTCCAGGTGCTGCATTCTTTAAACGTGCATAATCCGTTCGGCCATCGTTCGGGCCTGGTTTAGAGATTGCGAAAATTCGGATTGTGAGCCCCGTCTACTTCAATGCAAAGTAGATAAGGGTAATTCCAAGAATGATCGATCCGCCGACGAGGGCGGGCGCATAGAACAAATCCATGATCGGGCCTCCGGTGTTGCTGCCCTACCTAGGGCCGAGACTCAATCAGTCCAGCGCGCAATATTCAAATGTAGTCGGCGGCTTGGCCATCCTGAAGATAGCCGAACACACGAAAACCTTCGGGCGTTTCCTCGCCCGGCACATGAACTTTCCTGAGTGCGGATCGGACAAGTTCACGCTGACTGGGTGTTTCGAAATGAATATCGACGTGGACGATGTCTTGGTAACCGCCTTCCCTAAAGTGGTAGAACCATTCCCGATCAGGCCCGTAATTGTAGCCGTTCGTGGAAAGCGTGCTCCATGCCGGGGTCGGCGTTAGCTCGTACATCTCCAACCTGAGTTCGTTCCATTTTGTATTGTTCATCACTGGGTTGAGCATGACGCCGCCTTTCAAAGCCAGAATGATATCATGGTAGCCAACGACACTGCCGAAAGGAAGTTGGTGGCATTGCCCTCTCGTTTAGGTTGCCTTCGCCATTACCGGCTCGGGCGCCCGACGGCAAGAGACCGGCGCTGCCGACAGCCGGAGTGGGGCATGCCCAGCGAGTTCAACTGGTTCTCAAATGTCTAGAATCTCACGTGCGGCCCAAACAGCCAAAACGGCGGAGACAAACAAGATGACTAGGCGTAGCGCGTGGCCCACGACTGTTCCTGCTGCCCATTCGATCCGCCGCGCCCATGGACGAGATACTTCGGCGGCCTTGTCTGGTACCTCAGTCGTCCGGACGACGAACCATTCCATGGGGTCATCGCCTCGCCTATAGACCAATCCCGCCTTCTCAAGGGTCTGCTTCAGGTCAATCGGACATAGGCACAGGTCCATTCGGTGCCAGTCCTCCGCAGCAGGCCATCTGGAGAAGGGATTGTGGTCCTGCCACACAAGGTTTTCGGCTCCGATCAATTCGGCGAGTTCAGCCGGCGTGGTGGCAGCTCGATGTCCATCAATTACGGTATTACACATTCCATCCCCCAAGGCCGGTCGCGTTTAGCGCGGCGGGTTTTCGTTTTCAACCAGCGAAAGGAAAGAGCATGCGCTACCGCCATTTGGGTTACGGCCTTTACCAGATCATCGTGTCGATCGCCGCCATTGTCGCCGACTTCTGCCGCCTCGCGCTGCGGATCGATTACGGCCACGCCTGGCGCACCATGCGAGACCTCGGCATCACGGCCTATCGCAAGATCGCCGACCTGAAGCCGGCCTACCGCGAGAGCTACGACACCCACGGCCTCAGTCTCGATCCCGGTCGAATGCGCTGCTGATCCCGCACACCCGATAAGGTGAGCCGGGCCAAGGCCCGGTTCGTCAACCGTGAAGACAAAGATCGCAGAGCGGGTTCTCTTTGTCTGACGCTTCCCATGACCGCATGGCGCTACCGCAATGAAGGCAGGCGGTATCGGCGTCACGGGTCCTGGCTTCGGCTAGTGCGTCCTTCCTCGCATTGTCCAACGAACGGATGTCGGCAATTCGCCGAGCACGCTCCGCCGCTATCTCTTCGTCGGTAAATCCGCTCATCAAAGCCTCCCAAGGTTGAGCTGCACAAGCTCGCTCCCTTTCATTCCGAATGCAAGCAGCCCCTCAGACGGGCAAGGTGAACACATGGCAGCCCCCAAAGGTAACAAGTTCTGGATGGCTCGCAGCAGCCACGGCGATAAGCCCATGTTCGCGAGCCCTGATATCCTGTGGAACGCAGCGGTCGAGTATTTCGCCTGGGTGGAAGCAAACCCGCTTTGGGAGATGAAAGCATTCGCCTCAGGCGGCAAGGTAGTCACGCGGCAATTGCCAAAGATGCGGGCGATGACCATTTCGGGCCTGTGCATCTTCCTCGATATCGCTCGGCGAACATGGGATGGATACAGGGCGAGAGAAGATTTCATACCAGTCGTAACACGTGTGGAAGAAATCATCTCCGCTCAGAAGTTCGAGGGCGCGGCTGCCGACCTCCTGAACGCCAATATCATCGCCCGCGATCTGGGCCTTCGTGACAAGCAGGACGTGGACTTGAGCGGCAAGGTGACGCTCGTCCCGCAGATTTCGATCAATGGCAAGTCAAGCTGACGCACAGCTCAATTTCGATCTCCACCCTAAGCAGATGGCGGCGTTCGAGAGCAAGGCGACAGAGATCCTGTATGGCGGTGCCGCCGGCGGTGGGAAAAGCCACCTGATGCGCATCGCGGCCGTCATCTGGTGCACAGCCATTCCTGGGCTTCAGGTGTACCTGTTCCGTCGCATTAGGGATGACCTGATCAAGAACCACGTGGAGGGTCCCAACGGGTTCCGGGCGATGCTGGCGGGATGGGTGGAATGCGGCTTCTGCAGCATGGTCGAAGACGAGATCCGCTTCTGGAATGGAAGCAAGATTTACCTCTGCCACTGCAAGGATGAAAAGGACCGGTTCAAATACCAGGGCGCTGAGATCCATGTCCTGCTGATCGACGAGCTGACCCACTTCACTGACGTCATCTATCGTTTCTTGCGCAACCGCGTCCGCATGATCGGGATCAAGGTTCCGGACGAATATCGCAAATCGTTCCCGCGGATCATCTGCGGCGCCAACCCGGGCGGTATCGGGCATCAGTTCGTCAAGGCGACGTTCATCGACGGCGTGCGGCCGATGCAGACCTATTATGCCACCAAATCCGAAGGCGGCATGCTGAGGCAGTACATTCCGGCCAAGCTCGAAGACAACCCGAGCATGTCGGAGCAAGATCCAGGCTACGAGGGGCGCCTGCACGGTCTCGGATCTGACGCTCTTGTTCGGGCGATGCGCTATGGCGACTGGGACATTATCGACGGGGCGTTCTTTGATAATTTCCGCAAGGACCGGCATGTTCTGCGACCGTTCCAGATCCCGAAGGACTGGCTGCGGTTCAGGGCAGGGGACTGGGGTTCTGCAAAGCCATTCTCGTTCGGCTGGTATGCAGTGGCGAGCGAACCTTACATCGCCGGACCAGGCATCCTGATCCCGCGCGGCGCCATGATCCGTTACAGGGAATATTACGGCGTCGCCACTGACCGAGACGGCAAGTTCATCCCCAACAAGGGTGTCAAGATGACCGCGGCGAATGTCGGCGCTCAGGTCCGTCTCAGGGATGGGGCCGATACGATCACCTACGGCGTTCTCGACCCGGCCGCGTTTGCACAGGATGGCGGTCCATCGATCGCAGAGCGCATGCGGGAAGGGACGACCGGCAGCAACGGCTGCACCTTCCGACCGGCGGACAACAAGCGTGTTACGGCCCGTGGCGCCATGGGTGGCTGGGACCAGATGAGGGCACGACTGGACGGCGACGAGGATGGCCGCCCAATGCTGTATTTCTTCGAGACCTGCGTCCACGCAATCCGGACGGTGCCGGCGCTGCAGCACGACGAGAACAGGCCAGAAGACCTCAATTCAGACATGGAAGACCATGCGGCGGACGAGATCCGTTACGCCTGCATGTCTCGCCCATGGATCAAGGCAGTGCAGGAAGAGCCGACTGCGAAGGCCAAGCGCGGCGTTCCGTTGCCACCACCTCCGACCGAACGAACCGGAACCAGGATCGCGGTATGACGCGCTCGAGGAACTTTGTATGACCGATGACACCCAGACGGTTGAGGACGGCGACGACTTCGACCCGAAGAAGCCGCTGAAGAAGTCTGCGGGCTATCTCAAGCTCATCAAGGACTACGAGAAGGCGGGCTATCGGAACTACGGTGACCACGCCGACAATATCGACAAGCGCTATGCGGACCTGGAGCGCCTGGCGAACACGGCGCGCGACCGAGAGTTCGCGATCTTCTGGGCGAACATCCAGGTACTCGGGCCGTCGATCTATTCGCGCCCGCCGGTGCCGGTGGTCATTCCGCGCTTCCGTGCCGATCGCAAGCCTATTCCTCGTGTTGCATCGGAGCTGCTGGAGCGCTGCGCCACGGTCGGCTTCGAGCTTGAGGATCTCGATGGGGTCATGCGGTCGGTTCGCGACGACCTGTCCATCCTGTCCCGCGGCTGCTCATGGGTGCGGTACGAGGCGAAGAGCAAGGACAATAACTTCGTCGAGAAGTTCTGCATCGAACACACCAACCGCAAGGACTTCGCACACGATCCGGCCAGGACGTGGAAGGAAGTGGACTGGGCAGCCAAGCGCTCCTGGATGACGAAGACCGAAATGCGCAAGCGTTTCAGGAAGACATCCGGCAAAGCCTACCTGGATGCTGCGTTCGCGATCCGCCGCGATGAGCAGGACAATACCGATGGGAAGCTGAAAGCCGGAGTGTGGGAGCTCTGGTCGAAGTCGGCCAACCGCGTCGTCTGGTTCACGGAAGGCGTTGAGGTTCTTCTCGACGATGACGAGCCGCATCTGAAGCTCGAAGGCTTCTTCCCGTGCCCGAAGCCTGCTTATGGCACGACGCAGCGTAATAGCCTCGTGCCGGTGCCGGATTACGTCCAGTACAAGGACCAGCTGGAGGAAATCAACGAACTCACCCGCCGCATCTCGGCGTTGGCGGAGTCGGTGAAGGTCAAGGGGTTCTATCCGGCCGGCGCCAGCGATATCGGCGATGCGATCGAGGCGGCCATCAAGTCGCTCGACAATCGGCAGATCCTCGTCCCCGTCTCCAACTGGGCAGCGTTCGGTGATCTCGGTACCAGCGAGCCGATCATCTGGCTTCCGATCGAGATCATTGGCAACGTCATCGTGCAGTTGGTCACCCTGCGCCGCCAGTTGATCCAGGACGTCTACGAGATCACCGGTCTCAGCGATATCATGCGCGGTTCGACCGATGCGAATGAAACGCTCGGCGCCCAGGAGCTGAAAAGCCAGTACGGCTCCGTGCGCATCCGCGATCGGCAGGACGAGATGGTCCGGGTTGCCCGCGACTTGACCCGCATCGCCTGCGAAATCATGGCGGAGAACTTCCAGAAGAAGACGCTGCTGGAAATGTCTCAGCTCGATATTGCTGAGGACGCCGACATCAAGAAGCAGGTGGCCGCGCTCGAAAAGCAGATCAAGGGCATTGAGGCGCAGATCAAGGAAGCGCAGTCCGATCCTGAAATTCAGGCTCAGGCGCAGCAGAAGCCGGAGGTTGCTCAGAAGATCCTGCAACAGGCGCAAGGGCAGATCGAGCAGCTTGCGCAACAGATCAACCAGCTGAACGAGACGGTGACGATCGAAAAGGTGATGAGCCTGCTGCGTGAGCAGAAGATCCGGCCTTTCACCCTCGACATCGAGACGGACTCGACGATCACCCCTGACGAGAACGCCCAGAAGAAGCGCGCCACGGAATTCACGACGGCTGTCGGCGGCATCCTTGCCCAGGCTGTCCCGGCGGTGAAGGAGGTTCCCCAGATCGCGCCGCTGATGGCTGAGACACTGAAGTACGTCGCCAGCCAGTTCCGAGCCGGCCGCCAACTCGATGCCGTGATTGATGAGTTTGCTGAGCAGATGAAGCAGATCGCATCCCAGCCGCAGATTAACCCGGAGGCGGATGCAGCGCAGAAGACCGCTCAGGCCGACATGCAGGCAAAGGCGCTGGACGCCAAGATTAAGCAGGACACGTTTGCCCGCGATACCGATATCAAGGGCAAGCTTGCCGATCACGACGCCAAGATGCGCAGCTATGAGGCAAACGAGAAGGTGAAGGCCATCCAGGTCGAAAGCCAGTTGCGTGCCGAGAAGCACGCCCAGGACATGGAACTCGGCCGCCTCGATGTCGAAAAGAAGCGGCTCGAACTCGCAAAGCTCGGAGGCCAGATCGACGCCCAGGATCAGGCGGCGGAAATACAGGCTGCCGAAGCTGCTCAGCGCATGACCGAACGCGCGATGGAACCAGTAGGAGCCGAAGAATGAGAGAGCGCCTGTGCCGCGTTTGCAGGGGCTGGCACGATGTCGATGCCTGGCCGCACAACTGCATGCCTGAGCGGAGTCATTCTGCCTCTGATCTGCCGGTGCCGAACTACATTTCGGACGGCCTGAACGGCGTTCAGTCGATGTTGGACGGCAAGATCTACGACAGCAAGTCAAAGCTTCGGGCGACCTACAAGGCGGCCGGGGTAGTCGAAGTAGGCAATGACCCGGCGCGCCTGCGGCCGCGTCAGAAGCCGAAGCCGGACCGGAAGGCAATCCGGGATTCGGTCGAAAAAGCCGCCGCCCGGTTCAACCGCGGCGAACGCGCATCCCCTCAGTAAGCATTCCCTCAGACGGAGAATAGAAGATGTCGGACATCAATACCGGCGCAGCACCCGCTGCCGCTGAAGCCGCCCCTGTATCCGCCGAACAGGTTGTTCAAACCCCGAACCCGGTGCGCACCGATCCGCAGCCACAGGCGAAAGCGGAGCCGGAGAAGAAGGACGCAGACGCTCCGAAGCCATCCGCCCGCGAGGCAATCGCCAGAGCCCGGGAGAAGGTCAACGAGCAGGAAAAGGCCGAAGGGAGCAAGCCGGTCAAGTCGGAAGCGAAGGCTTCCGATCCCGGGAAGGTGGATACCAAGGACCCGGCGAAGAACGAGGCCAGGACCGACGCCACCAAACAGGCAGCCGACAATCGCGACGAGCGCGGCCAGTTCAAGGCGAAAGACGCCGCTGCAGACGCTCAACAGCAGCCCGCTAAGGTCGCCGCGACTGACCAGCAGCAGCCGGCGCCGAAGTCGCGCTATGAGGCGCCGAAGCGGTTTTCGTCAGACGTCGCAGCGACTGCCGACTGGGAGAAGGTGCCGGAAACGGTTCAGGCTGCTGTCCACCGGGTTCATCGGGAGATGGAGGAGGGCATTGCCAAATACAAATCCTCCCACGATCGATACGAGCCGATCCGCGAATTCGACGAGATTGCCAAGAAGAACGGCCACGAGCTGCGCCAGTCCCTCGGCAAGGTCGTTGAGATCGAGCAGGCTTTCGCCCGCAATCCGGTCGAGGGCTTTCAGAAGATCTGCGATCATTTCGGCATCAACAGCCGAAAGCTTGCCGCACATATCGCCGGCATGAAGCCCGAGGACGTGCAAGTCCAGCAGGAGAGCACGATCAGCGACCTCAAGCGCGAGGTTGCCAACCTGAAACAACAGATTTCCGGCGTGAGCGATGGCTTCCAGAAGCAGCAGAGTGCCGCGACATCGAAGGAAGTCGAAGCATTCGCCGCCGCTAACCCCCGTTTCTACGATCTCATGGGTGACGTCGCCTTCTTCCTGAAGAGCGACAAGGTCGATCAGGACCTTGAGCCCCTGGCTCGTTTGAAAGCAGCCTACGAGCTTGCGGAACGGCTCAACCCCGATCCGAACTCCAAACCTGCAACTACCGCAACGGCCTCAGACGCCGACGCAGCAAAGGCCTCAGACGCCAACTCCGAAGCTCTCGCGGTTCAGACCCGCAAGGGCGAGAAGTCCATCTCAGGCGCTCCCACCGCTGGCTCAGACCCGGCGAACCGCGAGCCCTCCACCTCGATCAAGGACAGCCTGAAGCGCGCGTTCGCTCAAGCCGGCTGATCCGTTTTCCAAAAAGGAGGGGCGTATGGCCCTAACATCTGTTGAAAAGAACCAGGAGATTCTGTCTCTGGCGCTCGAAGACCGTTCTTCGGGTTACCAGGATCTGGTCTCCAACTCGAAAGCCCTTCTCGCCGTCCTGAAGCGCAAGGGCAATTGGAAGTCCTATAGCGGCCCTCGTATCCGTGAGCGCCTGCTCTATGCCAAGACCGGTTCGGCCGTCTGGTATAACGGCTTCGACTTCCTGAACCCGGTGCCGGCCGAGCTCTTCAACGACGCCGAATGGACGCCGAAGATGTGCGCCGTCGCCGTCACCCTGAGCAACGAGGAAATCCTCAATAACGAGGGTGAAAATCAGCTCATGGACGTGATGGAGGCACATATCTCCGCGGCCGAAAGCGAACTGGAAGACGAAGTCGACCTTTCGCTACATGGCAACGGTACCCGCTTCGGCGGCAAGGAGCTCGGCGGTCTGCAGCTGGCGGTTCCAACGGTCGTCAACTCCGGCGTCTACGGTGGTATCGACCGTGCGAATGCCATTTGGCGCACCTCGGCATTCGATGCGAATTCGTTCGCAACGGATATCGGAACGCAGGTTACCTCAGTGACGATCCGCCCGTTTCTGAACCGCATCATGACGCAGCGCTCCCGCAACAAGAAGGCAGCCGACCTGCTGCTGATGTCGCCTGAGCACTATGCGGCCTATGACGCGGCCACCATCGCGATCCAGCGCATCAACGACGAGACGGGCCTTGGCAAGCTCGGCTTCCAGACGCTGAAATACTTCGGCGCCGGTCGTCAGGCTGAGATCGTCCAGGAAGGCGGCATCGGCTCCAACATGCCGGCGAACACGACCTACGGGCTCGACACCGAGAACCTGCGCCTCCGCTACCACCCGGAACGAAACTTCAACAAGATCGGCCGCGCACTGATGCCGATCAACCAGGATGCCGTTGTCCAGTACATCGGCTTCATGGGCGAGCTTACGCAGACCAATCCGCTGTTCCAGTGGAAGCTCTACGACTCCAACCCGGCCGCGTAAGGAGGAACCTTCATGGCTTTCGTTTTCCACAATGTGAACCTCGGGCATCCTCCGATCGCCTCTCACCTTCCGGCCTCCACGGCGGCCGGCCGGTCCACTCCCGGCCCATGGCTCGGCGATATCGCCACGGCTCAGGACCCGGATTACGGCACGGGCGAATTCATCTACCTCAAGGGTGTTGCCAGCACCACGCGGGCTTCGTGGGTCACCTACAATGCCGACGATTTCTCGACCACGCTGCTCGCTGCCAATGCCATCGGACCGGTCGCAATTGCAATGGCTGATACCGTCGCCAACGAATACGGCTGGTATCAGATCCAGGGCAAGGCGATCGGCAAGGTGCTCGCTGGCTTTGTCGACGACGCCAACGTCTACGCGACGGCTACGCCCGGTTCCGTTGACGACGCTGTCGTCGCCGGTGACCGCGTCCAGGGCGCCAAGGGTGCGTCTGCAATCGGCACTCCCTCCGCCGGCCTCGCCGAGTTCGAGATCAGCCGTCCGTTCGTCAACGACGCCCTGGCCGACTAAGGCCACCCAGCAGGACATGAGAAAGGCGGGGCTTCGGCTCCGCCTGTTTCTTTGCAACCTCTCAGACAGGAGTCTCGACGATGAGCGAGAACAATTCATCCCTGACCTATCCGGTCTTCAAGATGCTCAGCACGCAGAATGATATCGAAAGCCGCAAGAAGGGGCGCCCGGTCTACGATGACCAGGAAGTGTGCGAGATCCGGTTCTCCGGCAACAAGCAGACCGTCGGCGTCTTTCCCGCGCATGAAATGTGCGAATGGGCCGACGACCCGCTGACGCAGGAGCGGACCCGGATCACCTATGCCCAGAAGTTCAACGAACAGTATATGCGGTTCAAGAACGGCGAGGCCCAGGCTGCGCACGGCACTCCGCTGGAAGAGCTGACGTTCCTGACCCAGGGCAAGCGCCTCGAACTGAAGGCACTGAACATCCATACCGCCGAAGCGTTGGCTGCTCTTGATGGCAATCCGCTGAAGATGCTCGGCATGAACGGGCGGGAACTCAAGACGCAGGCCCAACTCTATCTCGACAGCGCTGCCCGCCAGACCGATGCGATATCGATCGCTGCCGAAAATGCCAGATTGAAGAAGCGCCTAGCTGAGCTCGAAGGCAAGTCGAACACGCCGAAGAAGACCGGTAACGCCAAAAAGGGTGAGAAGGTAGCTGACGAGGCTGCCGAGGCGGAAGGTTCCGGCGGAGACGAAGCCGACAAGCCAGCCGAGACCGAGAACCCGTTCAGCGACTGGGAAGCCGAAGATCTCGCGGCCTGGATTGTCGATGCCGAGCCCGAATACGAGATCGATGGCCGCTGGGGCAGAGAGACCCTTGCCGAGAAGGCGAAGGAACTCAACGACAAGATTGCCGCCGCGAAAGCCAAGGGCTGACCATGACCATCCTGAGCGCCTGCCAATCCGCGTCCATCCGGCTCGTCGGCCGCAAACCCACGACCATCTTCAGCTCACAGAAGGTTTTTGAACTGGAGCTGTCGGATCTCGTCCAGGAAGCGGCCGTGGATATCGCCAAGGCTTTCGAATGGCAGGCGCTCATGGTCCTCGCCGAGCATCAGGGCGACGGCACGACCGTCGCATTCGACTTTCCCGCGGAATACGACCGCATGCCGGTGAAGGGCAATATCCATTCAGCGACCTGGCAGCAGTCAGGATACCGGCCGGCGCGCGACCGTGACCACTGGATCAACCTGCAGACCTATCTCTCGGCTGGCACGCCAGGCTTCTGGATCGTCCTCGACAACAAGATGCAGATTTACCCGCCGATGGGTCCGAGTGAGAAGGCGCAGTATTACTTCATCACCAGCGAGATCGCGAAAAGCGCCTCGGGTGACGGCAAGACGGTGATCAGCGCCGATGACGACGTTTTCAAGCTCGACGAACGCCTGCTGACGCTGGCGCTCATCTGGCGCTGGAAAGAGATGAAGGGCCTCGAATACTCGGAGTCCATGGCGAATTACGAACGGGCACTGGCGCAGATCGGTGGCGCGGACAAGGGCAGGCGCATCCTCTCGGTCGGTTCGCGCCGCACTTCGATCGATGCCGATCTTGCATTCCCGGGGACGATCATCCCATGAGAAAGCCCGCACCGAAGGTAAAGCCGCGCCGCGTTCGTCCGAAGAGCTTTCCCGCGGCGGTCGCCGGCTGGATCGCAAACCAGAACATCGCAAGGCCTGATCCGAATGCGCCGCAAGGGGCATGGGTTTATGAGAATATCCTGCCCACGGCGACCGGTGGCGAGATGCGCCGCGGCAACGACATCTTCTCGACGATGCCGACCACCACCAAGCCGGTGCTGTCGCTGTTTTCCTACAAGAGCGGCAACCTGCAAGCGCTGTTTGCCGCGAATGAAAACGAGATCGCGGACATCACCAGCGCTCCGACCAACAAGCTGACCGGGCTGACGAGCGGGGATTGGAGCGTCGTCCAGTTCGTCAATACCGACGGCCAGGCGTTCCTGCGTGGCGTCAACGGCAGCGACATCCCGTTCGTATATGACGGATCGACGTTCTCGACCTCGCCCGCTTTGACGTTTGCGGTCGGAGTGACTGTGACGGCGAACCAGATGGCGCGCGTCTGGACCTACAAGAACCGCCTGTTCTTCATCCAGAAAGACAGCATGGACGCATGGTATCTGCCGGTAAACGTCATGGGTGGCGAGCTTGTGAAGCTTCCGCTGGCCGGCGTGTTCAACCGCGGCGGATCGCTCCTCTTTGGTTCGTCGTGGTCGATCGAGAGTGGAGACGGCCCGAACGAGTACTGTGCGTTCGTCACCACCGAGGGCGAGGTCGCGGTGTTTGCCGGTGCAAATCCAGGGGATGCAGATACCTGGCAGAAGATCGGTGTTTACCGGATCGGAAAGCCGCTCGGGGCCAAAGCCTTCTTCCGGGGCGGCGGTGACCTTATCATTTCAACGTCGATCGGCGTTGTTCCTCTCTCCCAGGCGATGCAGCGGGATTACGCGGCCCTCTCCTCGACGGCCATTTCCTACAACATCGAAACCGCCTGGAATTCGACGGTAGCCGAGCGCGACAGCGCGCCGTGGTGCTGTGAGATTTGGCCGGAAAAGCAGATTGCCGTCATCGCGCTTCCGACGCTGACGGGTACCGCGCCGCAGATGTTCGTCGTCAATACCAGGACTGGCGCATGGTCGAATTGGACTGCCTGGGACGGCAACTGCCTGGAAGTTTTCAACGGCCGGCTCTTCTTCGGATCCAGAAACGGGAAGATTGTTGAGGGCTTCACCGGCGGTACCGACCAGGGCATGCCCTACACGTCCACGTACATCCCGCTCTTCGAGGATATGGGAAACCCTCTGTCGAAGAAGATCATCCGAATGGCCCGCGCTGTCTTGAGGACTGCGATCAGCACGGAAGTGCAGCTGACGATCCAGGCCGACTACATCATCAATCTTCCGGTTGCCCCGTCCGCTCCGTTGATCCCATCGCTGAACGAGTGGGGCGCCGCGGTATGGGGGCAGAGCGTCTGGGGTGAGGGCAGGGTCAAGGAAATACAGCAGGATTGGGAATCCGTACCGGGCGAGGGCTGCGCTATTGCTCCTTGCGCACGGATCACCAGCGGCGCCTCCATTCCCCTCGATACCGAGATTGTCCGCATAGACCTCACCTATGAGGAAACGGATATCGTCGCATGAACATCGTCACCGATGCTCGCGTAGCAGACCTCGTATCGCGGCTCGTCGACGAACCTTTCGTGCCGCCCTTCACGGCGATGGGTATCGAGCGGGACGGGGAAGTCGTCGGCGGTGTTGTCTTCAACGTGTTCGAGGGCGCCGATATTCACGTCAGCGTCGCCGGCCGCGGTTTCTCGCTTACCTTCCTGACGAGCGTCGGCGAATACGTCTTCCGCCAGCTCGCATGCGAGCGAATGACCGTCATCACCGAACAGCCCCGCGTCGTCCGGATCGCCGAAAAGCTCGGCGGCGAGATCGAAGGGCTCATCCGCAATCATTTCGGCCGCGGCAGAGACGCAATTCTCGTCGGCATTCTCAAAGACGATTGGAAGTATTGATGGTCAGCACCCCCAAGGCTCCCGACCCGAAAGAGACAGCGGCGGCTCAGGCCGGCATGAACGTCGACACTGCGCAGGCCCAGCAGTTGACCAACATGGTCGACCAGGTCGGCCCCGACGGTTCGCTCACCTATACCCAGAGCGGGAACAATACCTTCGTCAATTCCCAAGGCCAGACCGTTACCATCCCGAAGTACACGGCGACGACCGCCCTTTCGGCCGCGCAGCAAGCGATCAAGGACCAGACGGACAGCGCCAGTCTCAACCTCGGCACCATCGCCAATGAGCAGAGCGGCTTCCTAAAGGATTACCTCTCAGAGCCGTTCAAGGCCGATACTGCGGAGGCGGAAGCTAGGCTTGCCGAACTTGGGTCCGCCCGCCTGGATCCGCAGTTCGCCAAGCAGGAGGAGGCACTTCGCACGCGGCTCGCCAATCAGGGCATTCAGGAGGGGTCCGAGGCTTGGAAATCGGCCATGGGAGATTTCAGCCAGGGCCGGAATGATGCCTACAACAACCTTTTCCTGACTGGACGGTCGCAGGCACTCAGCGAAGCGTATGCCGAGCGAAACCAGCCGTTGCAGGAAATCAGCGCCCTTCTTTCGGGGTCCCAGGTTCAGACTCCGCAGTTCGTCAACACGCCTCAGGCGAGCGTGGCCGGTGTCGATTATGCGGGGATGGTTTCCGACAAATACAAGGCGGACACGGCAGCAGCCCAATCGAAAATGGGCGGGCTCTTTGGTCTGCTTTCCGCGCCGTTCGGCATGTTCAGCTTCGGAGCTTAATAGATGGCAATTTCGAAAGCATTCGTCTGGGGCGAGGGCGGGGCTCAGCTCACGCCGGAACAGATTGCCAAGCAGCGCGAGATCGAGGACGCACTGCTGCAGCGTGGGGTCGATACGTCGCCAGTCGGGAGCGCCTACGAAGGCTTGGCCCGTGTCGCCAATGCTGCGGCCGGCTCCTTCCGCCGTGGCCGGTTGGCGCGGGCAGAGAACGAGAACAAGGCCTACGACACGGAAGCGTTCAACAAGATCGTCGGCCTCATGGGCGGCGGGGCGGTGCCAACGGCAACTACGCTTCCCGGCTCTTCGGTCGCCGACGAGATCAAGGCGACTGATCCGTCGATCGACGTTGCCGACAATGACATCTACTCGCCCTTCATCGAGACGGTGAAGGCCGGCGGTCTCAGCAACCCCTATGGGCTGGCTGCCGTTGCCGCGACCGGCAAGGCGGAGAGCGGTTGGTCCCCTGCGAATGCAAACCGGTCGTGGTCCGATCCGAGCGAGAGCGGACAGGCTGGTACGGCTGGCGGCGTCATGTCCTGGCGGGCCGAGCGACTGCAGAACCTCTATAACTATGCCTCGTCGAAGGGCGAAAAGCCGGGTGCGATCAGCCCTCAGACGCAGGCAGAGTTTTTCCTGAGGGAAGATCCGCAGCTTATCGCCAGGCTGAACGCCGCGAAGTCTCCGGAAGAGGCCGCGGACATGATGGCGGACGCCTGGAAATTCGCCGGATATGATCGTCCGGGTGGAGAGGCCGCACGACGCCGAAGCTATGCCAGCGCCTATCTGCCGAAGTTTCAGGGTGGCAACGAGGTTGCGAGCCTTGATCCTTCGGCGGGAATGGCGTCGGCCGCGATCGAGCGTCAAGCGCCTGCATCGGGCTACGTTGATCCGGTCATCTCAGCCCCGAACTATCAGCCGCCGGCCGCCGCGCCTCAGTCCCCACAGGCTGAGGCCACCCTTCCGCCGTTGCCGAGCCGCGATGTCGCGCCAGCACCAGCCGTCGCCTCGGTTCCACCTGTTCAGGTAGCTCAAGCTGCCCCTCAGGCCGTCACCGCGCCGAATGGGGCACCTATCCCGCCCGAGATCCTGCAGGTGCTTGGCGACCCCCGTGTAAGCCAGAGAACCCGCGGCATTGCGACCCTGCTCCTTCAGCAGCAGCAGGCCCGCAACCAGGCGATCCTGGAGCAGCGGCTGAAGCAGGCTGATCCCGGTTATCAGGCCGATCTGCGCTTGAAGACCATTCAGGCTGATCAGCTCGCTAATCCGAAGATCTCGCCGGCCGAACAGGCGCGCATCGATATGGACAAGGAGAAGTTCGGCTACGAGAAACAGAGCGGTACCGACAAGCTCACGCTCGAGCGAGAGAAGTTCAATGCCGATCGGGAAAACAACCGGCTAACATCGGATATCAAGGAATATGATGCCTACGCCGCCGACGAGCGGGCGGCAGGGCGGACGCCGATCGGCCGTCTGGATTACCAGCAGGCCGTCAAGAAGGCGGGTTCCTCGTCAACCAATGTGACGGTCGGTGAAGGGGATAGCTTCTACAAGGAGCTCGACAAAAAGAACGCCGAAACCTTCAGCACCCTTTCCCAGTCGGGAATGGAAGCCAGAGGCAAACTTGCCCGGATCGACCGTCTCGAAGGCCTGATGACAAAAGCACCGCAAGGGGCCGTAGGCGCACTGAAGCAGGCGGCCGGCGAGTGGGGTATCCCGACCGAGGGGCTGAGCGATATCCAGGCGGCGACCGCCCTGCTCGAAAAGATGGTTCCGGAACAGCGCCAGCCGGGATCTGGCCCCATGTCTGACTCGGATATCAAGATGTTCCGCGCGTCCCTTCCGCGCACCATCAACCAGCCGGGCGGCAACCAGCTCATCTTCCAAACCATGCGCGGCATTGCCCAGTATGAACAGCAGATGGGCGAAATTGCCGATCGTGTCGCCAATCGGGAAATCAATCCTGCCGAGGGAAGGCGCCAGATCCAGGCGCTCGCCAACCCTCTTGCCGAATTCAAGATCCCGTCCGGCCCGACTCCGAATGAGGGCTTTCAGGACCGGCCGGACCTTGGTCCCGGTGTTCGTATCAGAAAGAAGGCTGACTGATGCCGACCTATGAAGTCGATCTCAATGGACAGACATTTGAAATCGAAGCGCCTGACGAGGCATCTCTTTCCGTTGCCGTGAAGAAACTGCAGTCGGATGGCGGCTCGTCGGAGAAGAGCAACGATCCAGGCGGCTGGAGTGCCGACAACGTCGTGCGCTCACTTGGCCGCGGTGTCCTGGGCGTGGGTTCGTTCCTGGATGAGGCCAACGCCGCGACCAATGCGACCTTGGCGCCGCTCGTTGATCCGCTGTTGCCGGAGAGTTTTGAGAAGCTTCCCGGCGAAACCTGGGGAGAGCGATATGATCAGGCGCTCGAAATCCAGCGCGACAAGGACAAGGCTTTCGATGAGCAGCACCCTGTCGCATCCACAGGCCTGAAGATTGCCGGGGGCGTGGGCTCTGGCCTTGGGTTGATGAAAGCGGCTCCAGCCGTGGGGAATGTTGTCCTCGGCAACGGTGGTATGTCACTTCCAGGCCGTGTTGGCGCGACGATTGCTGCCGGACTCGGGACCGGAGCTATCCAAGGTTACGGAGGGGGAGAAGGTGGAGCTACAGAGCGGACGAGGCAGGCTGCCCGGGAAGGGGTCACGGGCGCGGCCACCGGTCTAATCATGATGCCGGTCGCTGCTGGCGTAAATGCCGGGGTCAAAGCCATGGCAAGGGGCCTGATCGGGGAAAGCGACGATGCACTGTCGTCGATGACGCGTGAGGGGCGCAAGTACGTCACAAAGGAACTGGCCGATCCTGAACAGCTGGGCTGGTATCGCTCGGAACTGGATCAGCTGGGACCGGATGCAATGCTGGCAGATGTCTCGCCTGACTGGCAGGGTGTCGCCCGTGGCGCCGCTGCTCGACCTGGCACACGCAGCATGATCGTGGCTCCGCTGAACGAGCGCTCAGCCATGGCAAATAGCCGCCTGCGCGGCGATGTGGAGGCAAATCTCGGTCCTGATCCGATCCCATCCGCTATTGATCGGGAGATTGCCCAGAACCAGGAGCAGGTAGGACGGCAGTACGCGCCTATCTTCCGGGAGCGTTCGCCCTTTGATTTTACTCCGATCACGGATGATCTCGATCGGCAGATCACCACCTTGCGCGGCGATGCGCAGCGCCAGCTTCAGCGTGTCCGCGGCATGCTGAATGAGTTTGACGGCGAAGGGGTGACCAACGACCCCTCCGTCGCCTTCCAAACCCGGCAGGCGATCGACGGCGTATTGGCGACCGAGCAGAACCCGAAAGTTATCAACGCCCTTACAGAGGCGCGCCAGATGATCGATAACGCGCTCACCCGGTCGGTCCCCCGCATCAAGGAAGTCGATGCCAGCTTCTCCGAGCTCGCCCGTCAGCGGGAGGCCTTGGCAACTGGCCGGCCGATCCTCAACAACGAGGCATCGGCAATGCGACCGGTCGAGCTGGAGGAAGCTTTGGTTGCCGGAGCTCAGCCGCAGGGGATGCAAATCGGTCCCTCCGCCGTGCCAACGCGGATGCGACAGGCTGCACTCGGTGAGGTGCATCGCGCGATCGGCACGAAGGCCAACGATACCACAGCGCTGCGCAATATCGTCCGGGGTGAGGGCGACTGGAATCGGGAAAAGCTCGGGCTGCTCTTCGGCCAGGATAATGCCGATCGGGCTTTGAATGCCATCGATCGCGAGACGGTTTTCGGTGACACCGCCAATCGCGTGACCCGTGGTTCGGATACGGCGATGGGTACGCGGTTTACAAAGTTCCTCGACGATATCGAGAACGCCCAGGATATCCCGGGGGACACGACGTTGACCGGTCTGGGCACGAAGGTGGCTCGCGGAATCGTCCGATCCCTTACTCAAGCCAAGGCAAGCTCAGACACAGGAAAGGTTGCTGAGGAAGTGGGGCGCTTGAGTGTTGCCCAGGCTAAGGCGCGTGATGAGATCATTGAGGCGCTGATGAAGCGCGGCAAGGAGAACGTGTTGGATCAGCAGAGGTTGGCAGTGATCAACGCGATCCTTCAGAGCGGTGGTCGGTCCGCCTATCCGTCTCTGCCTGGAGTGCGATGAGTTCTTAGGCCATCCCACCGGCCGACGAAGAAGCCGACAGTGAGGCCGAGAAATGTGCCGAACAAAAGAAAAACCACCACGTCCGGAAGCCCGTTCACTGCCCAGCTAACGCCGAAAACGACCGGGATCGCGATTGCGGCAATCAACGCCGTCGCCACCAGGGCAACGATTTTGATTGCCTTGTGTGAGAGCTCTTTCGGGTCGTGATCGATCTGCATCCACAACCAATACCGCACTCTTCGAAACCTCGCAATCGCGGGGCCGTTTTCGCTTGGAGACCCTGAATGCCCTACGATAGCAACGGCAATTACACGCTGCCCGGGAGCTACTTCGTCGAGAACGGCGATACGGTCCTCCCCGTCCAGCACAACCCGCCGCTGGAAGATATTTCGGCCGCTCTCAGCAGCGTCCTCGTGCGCTCCGGCGTTGCTCCGATGACCGGCCCACTCAAGATGGGCGGAAACAAGATTACGGACCTCCTCGCCGGCACGGCTGCCACCGATGGCGTCAACAAGGGCCAGCTCGATCAGGTTTCTTTCCGCTACGCTGTCAAAGCTGGAAACTACAAGGGCCTCGTCACCGATAACGGGGCGCTGCTCTGGTTTACGGGCGCCACTCCAACACTGACGCTCGACCCCGCGGCCACGCTAGGCGCCAACTGGAACGTGATGGTCAAAGCGGCAGGCGGCGATGTCATTGTCGATCCGAATTTGGCGGAATTAGTCAACGGCGTCGCGACGGTCATCATCAAGAACGGCACGCTCGGTCTTCTTATCTGCGACGGCACGGCTTTTAAGCTTCATACCGATCTGTCCACCAACGGCGGCCTGATGGCGGGCGACATCGATATGGGCGGAAATGATCTCTTGAACGTCGTGCTCGGCGGATCCATCGCCGGCCCTCATCTCCAAGGCTATTTTACAGGCCTTGCGGTCACCACCAATGCCGGCAATGCGGCAAATGACCTCGACATCGCAGTCGGCGCGGCCGCATCCGACGCCAGCCCCTACTACCTTATGCAACTGAACAGCGCACTGACAAAGCGCACTGATGCGGCTTGGGCTGTTGGGAGCAATCAAGGCGCGCTGGATACCGGTGCCATCGGCAACAACACTTATTATGTCCATGAAATTGAGCGTCTGGATACGGGTGTGACCGACGTGCTCGTTTCACTATCGGCGTCCGCCCCCACGATGCCGGCGAACTATACGATTAAGCGCCCGATCGCCACCTTCACACGAACCGCGGGCGTGAATGGCCCTCCAGCCTCGCTTCTCGGTGTGCAGAACGATATCAAAGCGTGGGCCAATATCAACGGCACCGGCACGGTTGCGATAAAGGCGTCTCGTGGCGTCTCTTCAATTACCGACCTTGGCGTCGGATACTATCGCATCAACTTTACGACGCTCATGGTGGATACGAACTATGCCACCTTCATTAGCGTTGGAACGAGTTCCTCGACGGCTGCTCAGGCTGGGAAGACGTTCGCGAAAAACGTTGCGTGGGTCGAGATCTTGGTAACGAACAGTTCTGGCCCAACGGCCCTTGATATGGACGACATCAGCGTGGAGATCGTTCGATGACTGCTATCGACCAAAGCAAAGCTATCGTCTACTTGGATGTGAATGGGAAGCAGTGTGTTATAGGCTTCCCCCCACCCGATACGTGCTCACTGTCGATGGAAGAGATTGCGGCCAAGGACGTTCCGTCCGGTCTCTCCTACGAGATCAAGAATATCTCGGACATTGTGATCTCGGCGCCGCCTCGTACGATCGATGACGTCGCAGCCGAGCGCGACCGGCGACTGAAGTCCGGCTTTGCCTATGACTTCGGCGATGAACGTGGAATTCATCTGATAGGTACATCCGACGCCGACATGCGGCGGTGGATGGACGAGGTGTGTCCGATAGCGCAGGCCTGCATCAATGTAGGTCAGCCGGAGGCAATGATCGGGATATCGACCGAAACCGGCCGCGTCGATGTGAGCGCGAGCGAATGGCAGATGATCCTGCTTGCCGCCGGGCAGTATCGCCAGCCGCTTTACCAGGCCTCCTTCGATCTTCAGGCGATGGACCCGATCCCCGCCGACTTCGCGACCAATCCAGCTTACTGGCCCTGAGGGGGGGCATCATGCCGATCCCTTGGCGCCATTGACGGTCAGCGGCTGATTGCCTCAACGACAAACCATACTGGCACTGCAGCTACGATGCCACCCGCCGCCATGGCCGATAACATTTTGAAGAGATTGGTCCGCCGTGCTCGGCGCTCGTCCCACTCGTAGACCATTGTTCGATCCCTCACACCTGCCCAAGAGTGAAACACTCACAGGCCCGGGAGTCGAGTGCATCTTTGCAACGGTTGATTAGGAGATCCAAAAATAAAGGATGAGCAGGGTTGAGAGCAGCGTGATCGAGGTGCTGCGCCTCCTATCCTGCGCTTTCAGGTATCGTTCAATATCCCACTCGTAAGCCATGCGTCTCGAATTCCCCTGGTTTTCGAAACGTCCATTAGCCATCTCTGCTTGAGCGAAGCTTAATTTAAGCGATTCACAATGAAACTCATAGCCGACTAGTTCCGGTGCTTGTGCGCCTTACCGAATCTCTAAGAACAGCGGTTGCCATGCAAGGGCCTGCCTCGGTCCGCCGGGATGCAGGCCCTCAACCCGATGGTGAACAACAGGTTCAGAGAAAAGAGAGGGCTCGCCCGTTTTTCCCGTCCGAGCCCTCAACAGTCTCTTGGCGATTGAATTAATTGCACAACTTTCAAGAGAGTGCATCACCCGAATGATTAGATCGATCGGTCTATTCCGCTTTCGATGCGCACCTGAACGAATTCACCAGTTTCAAGGGCGGGCAGTGTCCCCGGACGGGCTGGCACGGCATAACATGCAAGAGGCCTGGCACACACGCCCTCGTGAGATCCGCCGCGCCAGGCCTCCTGCCGCGCCAAGGGGGATCGGTCGCGACGCGGCACTCTTCTCCCCCTAATCGAATGGTTCTACTTCCGTTATCAGACATACCTAACAGGCCGTAAATACCCACAGCACCCGTATCAAAACGGGCCAACTTCAGGACATCACCATGAGCGTCATCACTGCCGCACAGATCCGCGCGGCTGCAAAATCGCGTGTCAACGAAGGCAATATGAAATCGGTCCTGGTCGCGCTGGACAAGTTCGGGCTAGGGCTGGGACTGAACCGTCCGCACCGGGTCGCGCATTACCTGGCCCAGCTGCTGCACGAGAGTGGCGCTTTCCGCTTCGATCAGGAAATCTGGGGACCGACGGCTGCACAGGTTCGCTATGATACCCGCACCGATCTCGGCAACACGCCGGCGGCTGATGGCGATGGCTACCTCTACCGCGGCCGCGCCGGCATCCAGATCACCGGCAAGGCGAACTATGAGGCCTTCCGCGACTGGTGCCGGGAGAAGGGGTTCAACCCACCCGACTTCGTTGCCCAGCCGGATCTCGTCAACACCGATCCGTGGGAAGGCCTCGTGCCGCTCTGGTACTGGTCGACCCGGAATCTGAACGCCTACGCCGATCGCAATGACATCGAAACGATCACCAAGAAGGTCAACGGCGGCAAGAACGGCCTGGTCGAGCGCATCGACTACTACGGTCGGATCTCGCTCGTCCTGCTCGGTTACCAGTCGACCGAGGCAGACATCCGGCGCTACCAGTCCGAACGCGGCCTCGACGTCGATGGCGACGTCGGGCCGAAGACCCGCGCGGCCCTGCACAAGGATCTCCTCGCTCTCTCGGGTGCATCGGTGCAGATGGCAGCCTTCTCCGCCTCGCCGGTTACCGAAGAGAAAGCCGTGGTGCCGGTCACCGTCGAGACGCAGGTCAAACGCAAGTTCAGCCTCTTCGGCCTTTTCGGTGGTGGCGGATCGTTCGGTGGCCTTGGTCTGGCGGCCTTGACCGGCATGGATTGGCAGGTGGTCGCGGTGCTGGCCATCGTGATCCTCGTCACACTGATCCTTGGCCTTCTGCTTCAGAATTCGATCGTCTCGGCGGTCGGCAAGATCCGTGCGGCGGTGGAACCATGATCACCGACAAGATCAGCATGGCGGTCGGTGCGGCCGGCGGGCTGGCACTCGGCTTTGCCGTCTTCACCACCATCAACGCGGTCTGGTGGTTACCAGATGCCAAGGAGGAGGCGCGCGCCGTCGAACGCGCCACCATGCAGGCAGCAACCGACAAAGCCGTAGGAGAATTGAGCAATGAAGCTGACAAGGCTCGCTTTAACCGTCGCATGTGCCGTGAGCGCGGCGGCGTGTACCTCAACGCAACAGGTCAGTGCCTCGAAGGGCCAGCTGTCCCGCACGGCTAGGGCGATCGTGGGGACGTCGCTGATCGGCGCGCGGGGCGCAACGCCCGATGATCAAGATGCGATAGACGACACCGTCGCCGGTGTGTGTGGGGCGGGCGTCTGGACGGCGGGAGAGTGCCTGGCGCATGATCAGAAAACGGCGAAGAAACCCGGATAATCGTCCAATTCCCGAGATACGTTTTGATTGAGCAGTGAAATGTTCATCAGATGAAGTCGATTTTCGCTACCGCCGATTCGAGTTCCTTTTCATCGCGCATGCCACTCTGAAAAAGCTTCAGCAGAGTCGCCGCCAGTCCTTCGGCCTGCCTGCTCTTCTTTTCAATGCCAACTTGGGCGCAAGTTACATCGAACACCCGCTGGAGCAGATCCAGCTCCTCAGGTTGTAACGGCTCACCATGTGTAAAATTGACATGCTCGGTAATCATGAGACTGCCTCCTGGAGAGCCAACAGTATCCGGGCATTACTAAGGAGTGCTTTACCGGTTTGGGGAAGGATCATTTGACCTTCTTGCCGGAGACGTGCGTCAACGGCGGGGGCCGACTTTCCATTAATTCAAGGCAGGCCCAAATGATAAGCGGACTGGCCTTTGAGGGCCAGGCTTGCCGTGTCTGGGTGAATTCGTTCCAACAAAAAAGGCCGACACATGGTCGGCCTTTACTTCATTTGATTGAGGCTCAGCAGTCTGAAGACTGACCATTGGTGTTGGTGCCAGCGGCGCCTTCAACAGCTGTGGAAGCCCGGCCGTCCTTATTCGGGGTCGTTGCGGAGCCCTTGGTTGCCAGATTGGGAGCGCAATTGGTACGCGTCGAATTGGTGACGGTATTGTCCGTCTTCTGCGGCGGGTGCATCGGACCAGGATCGGGCTTACCAGAATCGGTGGACTGGTTTTGCTGGTTGCCCGAACTTGGGTTCGATGCCGATTGCGCAAAAGCGACACCGGTAGCGAGACCAATAGACACGAGCGATACCGAAATAATCTTCAGCATGGATTTCCTCCTGATTCTTGGCGGCTTTGCCAATGATCCCAACCTCAGTCAGAGAATTTTGTTCCAAGCTTAATGCGACGGTGGAAACTCGTTTCTCCGATGGCCGTGATCGGTTCAGAGTTGCGCATTTGTTCAAGTACCGTTCTCTCACTCGCATTCCCGTCTTCCATTTCGCATCCGGGAAATGGAGCCGAAGGCCACATGGTCAACGAGACCGGAACAAGAACAAATACTTAAAATCAAGACTACCGCACTGAAAGGGCAGCAGGACTAATGGAAGGGACCGATGACATGCAACTACCGCGAAAAGGCAAGTTAGAGTGGAACCTTAACACCATCCTGAACCTGCTGACGCTCGTCGGCATGTTGGCCGGCGGTGTTTATATCTGGGCCAATACCACCCGGGATATCGAAGACCTCATGAAGTGGCGCCTGTCCCATGAGGATTACCACAAGGAGCGTCTGGCCGAGACGAGGGCGCGAGAAGCCAGCGTCAACGAGCGTCTTCGCGCTGAAGAGGTGAGGGGCAATGACGTTGACCGGAAGATCGACAATCTCACCTACCGCGTTACCGTGGCCGAACAGTCCGCTGTCAGTATCACGTCGTCGATCAAGGATCTTCAAGCTGGCTTCAACAAGCAGGCCTCAGACATTCAGGTCGTGAAGGAGATATTGCAGCGCATGGAGGCGGCCCAGCAGGGGCGGCCGTCGCGCTAAAGTTCCCGATCGGCGACCTGTGAGGAGTAATTGGAAGGGTGGGCAGCGACCGAAAAAGCCCCACCAGCAGGACAAACTGGCAGGGCTCCATATCGGGAGTAGAGCGCGGTCGCACTGCGTCCGATCTCCCGGAAAAGTTCTCGCCGCCTGTCAGTCCTTCGACGACGTGAGCCTTTCCAGCCTCCGTATGCCAACCTAACCGCTGGAGGACGAAACCGTTCCGCAGTGATCGAGACGAGTGATTGAAAGATGGGGATCGCATCGAACTAAAATATTCCGTGGACAGCGGAGCCCGCTATGCTTGCGAAATGCCAAAATGTTCCGTTATATTGCAAGCATCGATACACGGAGCTTGGCATGGCATACGAGGATGAAGAAGCAAAAGGTCGTGCCATCGGTGCTCGAGCACGCGCGAACAAACTTTCAGCAGAACGCCGGGCGGAGATAGCGCGGAAGGCGGCAGAAGAGCGCTGGAGCCGGCCTCAGGTTGCGCGCAAGGATCGCCAGGAATTGACAACCATTGAGTATCGCGAAGGCAGAGAAGATCCGATCGTGTTCGGATTCGATGCCGGTACGCAACGGATCATGGCAACACAGGAAGACATGGCCCGCCTGTTTGATGTCTCACAGCCAAACATCTCCCGGCATATCAAAGGGGTGTTCGCTGAGGGCGAACTGGACGAGGAGAGCAATATGCAGAAAATGCATATTGCTGGATCTGCGAAGCCAGTCACATTTTACAGCATTGATGTCGTTATTTCGGTTGGATATCGGGTAAATTCGAAACTCGCCACGCGCTTTCGGCAATGGGCAACTCAGACCCTGAGAACCTATCTTGATCAGGGTTACGTGATCAACGAAAAGGCTCTCAGGGAATCCCCCGAGAAACTGAATAAGCTGGCTGCCGAAGTTAGGGCGCTCCGCTCCTCGGAAAAGCAGGTTTATGCAAAGGTTCGCGAGTGCTTCAAAATATCGGCCTCCGACTATGAGCCTGGCGCCGCCGAGGTCCGAAAGTTCTATTATCTCCTCCAAGATAAATTCCACCACGCCGTTACCGGTATGACTAGTTCAAAGCTGATCCTGGATCGGGCTGACCACGAGGTGGAAAATCTCGGTCTTCAGACTATGGCGGGGCAGCATCCAACGCTCGAAGACGTGCAGGTCGGGAAGAACTACCTGCGTTATGATGAACTTTATCGGCTTCATCTGCTTTCTGAACAATTCCTGCTCTACGCGGAATCGACTGCGCTCGCGCGCCGGAAGATGACGATGAAATCCCTGCACGAACAATTGGATCGGCTTCTGACCCTCAATGAGTATTCGGTCTTCGATGGCTACAAAGATTTCATCAGAGATGAAGCGATGAAGCACGCCCGGCAGGAGCTGGAGCTGTATCGCCAGCGCAAAAAGATCGAGGCGTCGGGTATCAGATTCAACGAGGAAGCTTTGGCCTATGGGGAGTACGATGACATCTTGGAGGAAGTAGACGCTTAATGCGTCTGCGGCGGTTGATGTATTGGGCGCTCAAAAGATCGACCAGGTCGTCCGCCTCATCCCGCTCGCACCTCGTCAGCCACGTTCCGTTCACCTCCGCCGGCTCGGCCGTGAAGATGTCGTAGACGGTCCACCATCCATCGTCTTCGTTCTTGCGCATATCATAGCGGTTGTCGGGCTTCGGGGTCATTGCTGCGTCTTCTCTTCCCGGCTCATCAGATCGGCGAGATCATCGAGAAGCCCGGCCGCGCCGACTTGGCCTCTGCTCGCCATCGCTTCGGATGCAAGCCGTAAGTTGTGCCCATAATCCTCAGCGGTCATCACTCCCGCTTGCTCAAGAGTTCTCACCAACGTCATCATCGCCGCGGAATGCGCCAGGTTCATATGCACGACGGCGTCCATCAACTGTTCAGTGGAGATTTCTTTGTCTTTCTTGCTCACTGCAAAGTTTCCTCGTCAGGTGTCTGATCGCCGGAATTCAGCAGGTCCACGTAGATGTCTGCTTCATCGAGCTTCAGGCCAGCGCGCGGCTTGCCATCAATCGTCACCGTGCGTCCGGTTCTGGTGTCGAATATCTCCCACGTAAATTCTCCGTCTTTGCGGATATCGAAGCGATGCTCGGCTTTGGGCATCAAAGTCTCGCCCTCAGTCGTCGATAGGTTGTCGGTGGTGGGAGAGCTTCATGAGCTTGGGCGAGCGCTTCTAGCCAGGCCGCTAAACCAGCAGGCACTTCCTCGTTACCCGCTTCCAGCGCTTCAATCCATGAAAGATCACATTGCAAAGCCGATGCAAAGTTGATTGGCGTCCAGCGGATATGGCGCAGGCATTCGTTGAATCGGTCCGGGCTCATGTCATCAGCAATGACACCCTCTCAATGAGAGTCAAGTTGCCAGATACCGGTCACGAGCGGCGAAACGCACTTCCCAAACCATGTCGTAGTGCGATGGTCACTCGGTGGCGGAGACAAGGCCCAGCGCCAAGGCATATAGCGGAACAATCCAAAGCAAGGTCGCAACAAAACCGGAGAACCAAAACCGCCTTGGTATATCATCGTCCGCCAGTCGCCGTATCCGCGGTGGTGGCATGCGGGCCTCTGACCTCCTCCAGAACAGGCCGGTGAAAAACAACCAGCTTGCAATCCCGCCAATCAATGTCACGCCGCAGAACAACACCATACCTACACCGATCGCCAATGATGTGAGGAGCCCGCTGAATTCGTAGTTCAGGAAAGCGATGGCGGCGGCGGCGATCGACAGGCCGATTGCCCAAAAGGCTCTGTGGCCCCAAACGTTGAAGATGGCTTCTCTGGCTTCAGACGGCACGGCGCGTATCGCGGCCGAAATGTTGGCGTTCAACTCATCCTCCCGATGGCGCATCACCTTTCCGCGGTGCGCGGATTTGCATTATTTCAATTGAGATGAGGGGCAAAAGGTTCCGGACGATGGGGGTTGTCGGAGCATTTTTAATGCGCTGCCCCTGCCATACATCCGGCCGAGGTTCCGATCCCTTTCGGGAGGGGGATGTTCATCGTTCGTTTCGGCGGTGCTGAACTCCCCAGACGACGGAAAATCAGAGAGATAGGCAAATCAGCCCGCACTCGATCACCCCTCAATATCCCCATCGTGCAACACCCCTGTATCCTTAATCGCGCGTGGTGTTCGCTGGAGAGTTGGATGATGACCAAGACGGACTGGGTGATGTTGGTGGCAGTGGCAATCCCGGTTATTCCGCCCCTGTTGAAGGAGGTCCGCCTTTGGTGGGAAACTTGGCGGAAACATCGGCGAAGCGAGCGCCAGCGGATTACCCGGCCGCCCGGCTAGTCCGCAAGCGAATTTGATGACCGCCCAATACTTCCTGAGCATATTCCGTCCGCCCATTCGATGGCGGACCTTACGGTCTCCTCTGCCTTCACGGGCGGGGGAGGCCGCTTTTCGTTTTAGCCCAGAGCGAATCCGAGGATAAGCCGCGCGGCCACCAGCCCGAACAAAACGCACATCACCGCGAAGGCGAACCAGTCAGGAATCTTGTGAAACATCGGGCTTCCTGTCCCAATGGGGATAGTGCTCGGCGCACCACCACCGCATCGGCTGTGCTCCCTTGCCGAAGCCAAGGCCGCCCCATTTGTTGCAGCCCTCGACCTCGCACCAGTGCTCGAAATGCACAGGGGCAGAGGGATGGGTTGCGGTGCCGTCGTTGCTCATAGCAGAGGCGGCTCCCCTTCAATTACCTTTTCCGGCGGCTCCACAATCACCAGCATGTTTCCCGGTAGCGGCCGCTGCAAGTGCTTTGCTTCTTCCCACGGCGCCGTGAGCCACATGTCGACCTCTTCCGGCGTTGTCAGGATCGCCGGCATTGCCTTTTCATGGATCGGAGAGACGATCTCGTTCGGCGAGGTGGTCAGGAACCCGAACAACTCATATTCGCGCTCTCCGTCGCGGACCTTGCGAATACCGCGCCAAGGCGTCCAGAAGCCGGCGAAGAACATCAAGGGGCGATCCTCGCTGCCGGCGAACCAGGCGTTCGGCACGCGGCCGCCCATGACCTTCCTTGCAGGATCCGGTTCCGCGAAAGACGTGAAGGGGACAACGCAGCGGCTGGTTGGGCCGAGCCAACGCCTCCAGTGCGGCGAGCTGACATTGCGGATGTTCGTCACGCCTGAATCGTAGTTTTTCACGAAGGCCGGCGGCGATGGCATGCCCCATGTCAGACTGGCGATTTCCCGCTGCCCATCCTCCCCAACGCGCACGACCGGCGCCTGATAACCGGGATAGACATCAAGGGAGGGCTGGTTCCAGCCGGCCTTGTCCCGGAAGGACTTGGTGAATTGCAGGACGGCCTCGCGGCTGGTGGTGACGTTGTAGAGATTACACATACGCTCTCACCTCGGCAGTGACGAAATATCGATTACGCTATCGTATTTTTTGCATTCCTTGCAAAGCAGTTTGCTCTCGAGCTCTTTTAAGCGGGCATTGGGTCCGTATCGTCGGGCGAGACTGCTCTTATTGAGCGGCCCACGCCGCCCGCAACGGCATCTGCCGTGGAGCACGTCCCATTCCTGAAGATCAGCCAGACGTTTGCCCAGAGCGATTTCATAAGCCTCGCGGCTCACCATTCCGCTCTTTGCCATCCATTCCTCGTGTGTGAAATAGTAGACCAGGCTGCAGCGGTTATAAAATCCTTCCTTCGAACGGTTGCAGCCCAACGTTTTGCACAGATCGCCGAGTAGACCCGGCATATCCGCATCGCCGTGGTCGTTGAAAAGAGCGTCACCCTCGAAGGTCTTTAGGATGTCGCAGTCCTCGCAGATCACTTTGATCTTCTGCCCTCGATAGTCGGAAAGCGTCGAGGACTTCATGGGGTCTTGGGGTCTCCCGCAATGCGCTCGTATGCCGGCCGCCATCCGCGGGCGAAACCTCGGCTGCCGGCGAACTCAGCCAAAGCCAATTGCTTTCGCAAATGTCTGTTGTCCTCCAGCAGCGTCGCAATCGCCGCTTTCGCATCGTCGTCGTGCCAGGCGAGCACTGCCTCGATCTCCCATTGGGTGTCGATTTCGGCTGATGTCTGGGGTTCGGGCTGCATGGTCATCACATTTCCAGATTAAGGAGGAGGGGAGCAGGATCCGCGTCGACCGTCTCAACCGCGCGCGGTTTCTTTGGGGCGGCAGCGCGGCGCTTCGATCTCCTCGGCGGCAAATCAGACGATAGCTCCAACGGAGCGGCTGGGGGCGGGGTATCCCCCCTTGCCAAAGGCGGTTCCGCCGCTTCCGGCTCCACAAGCACGGCAACGGCCGGGCTTGGCGTCGCTTTGCTTTCCGACTTTGCAAAACGTATCATCGGCGAGCCTCCTCAGGCTGTTCGTGGCCCAGAACCCGATAGTGCAACTCCTCTCCATCGAAGCACTTGGTTATGCCGACGATCGGTGGCTTGCCGTCTTCCGCAAGCTTCGCCTGCTGACGTTTGATCGCGTGCTCCGGGCTTTCGCAATCTGGCCATCCCGCAATTGCCTGCTCGGAGATATCGCTAACCGCATCGGCCGGTACGCCGCTGTTCCAAACGATGAGGCCGACCCTTGTGGTCGTGCTATAAGCGACCTCCAGCCAAGAGATGGTTGGCCATTTAAGTGTGCCCTGACGCGCTGAGATGTCGGCGGAATAGACTTCGTACGCCGCTTGGCCGCCATAGCTCTCCATCAGCTCGATCAATTTCGGCGACAGCTCCCGATCGCTTTCCGCCAGCTCCCAAAAATACTCAATATTGGGAACGTCGGGATCAATGACCTCCAGAACGTCAGGCATGGCTACTCCTTCGCGCCGAAGCGCGGTCAAACTGTAGGTGATACGTGGATAGCCGCCCGCCATGGCGGCCTCGATGTTCTAATTATGTTCTCATCCGGTGATGAGTCAATTAGGGCCGGCGAAGATTCATCCGAGCCTTTATCAGCTTCATTGATCACGCACGAAAACGTCGGCCTCTTTTGCCGCATCCAGGAAAGCCTTCCTCGCCTCCGACGGCAGGCGCTTCCCATCTAATACGTCAAGGCACACTTGGCGCGCCCGGCGATATTGGCGACCTTTGGCGATCGGCCATTTATTTAGCAGAACTCGAGCGGCCTCGCCTGTGCTGGTGATCGTGCGATATCCACCCCGGCCGTCTTCCTCATATGTGATTGGTTTACTCCAACGCTTCGGATCCATGACGCAGTACCTCCGTGTGGAATCGAACGGCGTCGACAAGGAGTCGTTCCAGTCATTCCATCCTGCGCTTGATCGCCGTCAGCACCTCGGTCTCTTCCCATCCGGCCTTCTGGGCAGCCAGGATCAGATCCTGCAACGGGATCTCGATCGCCATCTGACACTTGAAATGGCGGTTTTCGTCGTTTTCGGGTGGCGGAGGAGGGATGTCAACCATCGGCGCTAGATATGCTTCGAGAGGCTTAAACTTACGTGTTGAGAGAAGTACCTCAGGAAAAGGATAGCCAGAGGCGGGCGAGCTTGCCATGACTAAAGTGCTCTCCGAAGTGAAGGACGAACCGGATCATGCTGGTTCGTACCGACTGGACAAGACGTCCCATAGCATCATCGCTACGGTTATAGCGGGTGATCATCCCTGCCTTCCGCAGGCTTTCGCACCAGCGTCGTTCCGCGTTCCAATCGTGACAATCATTGCCCTGATGAGAAAAGCCGAAGAGTTCAATCTTGGCGCCTGGGTACCAATCCAACAAATGTTGAATAGCGAGTACACCGGAGCTTGGATACGTGCCGCTTGCAGGTTCAAACGGCTCTAGTGCCGCCTTGGCACGCTCGACGTCCAAGATGCGGCGCGGGCGGCCTACAAGCTTCCGCTCGGCGAGCGTCATCCCGGCGGACGTCCAGACGTCCTGACGGGGAGCCTCAACGGTCCAGACTTCTTTCGCCCCGGCGAGGGCGACAAGGTTGAACCGCCGGTTTCCAATCCTTGCAATGTCAGCGACCACTAAGACATCGGTGCGGCGGCCATAGACACCGCAAAACTTGGCCTTGTTGAAGCGCACGACAAGGTCATGACTATCGATCAGCCTGCAATCCCGAAGGCTGACTATACCATTCCCCACCACAGCAATGCTCTTTTCCAACGTGCCACCGGCGACTGACGATATGATTGAACCGAGTAGCAACCGTTTACGAGCCAGAAAGTTCGCACGAGCCTGGCGATATTGCTTACCCTTGCCGTCGGTCAT